AATTAGTGGCAGTTTACCACCCGGTTTAAGAATATCTGGAAATAACATCGTAGGTACTCCATTTGAAGTTCCTAGACCGACGGAATTCAAATTTGTTATACGAGCCAGTAATTTTAACACATCAACAAATGTCACAGAACTGTCTGATAGAGCATTTTCAATAACGATAGACGGCAGTGATCAACCAGTAATATTGAATAATACTGGAGCACTGCCAATAGGTGCGAATGGACAACTTTTTATTTTAGATTCATCGTATGTTGATTTCCAAATAGATGCTATTGATAATGATACTGCTGCTGGACAAAAATTAAGATATTTCATTTCTAGCGGAGACGGGGATCTCCCGCCAGGCCTTAGTTTAACTGAAGATGGAAGAATACAGGGGTTTATACAACCACTATTATCGATTCCCGTTGAAGAAAGGGATGGCAGTTATGGTAATGCACTGTATGATCAGTACGGATATGATTATGGCCTTCGTCCAGACAACGGATATGACAGTTTCTTATTTGATTCAGGTGCTTACGATTTATTTTTACCGTCAAAGTCTCCTAGAAAATTAAATAGAAATTACGAATTTATTTTAAGTATAACAGATGGTGACACTGTTACAAAAAGACAATTTAAAATTTTCGTAGTAGGCGACGACTTCCTACGTGCAGATAATACAATAACATCAGCAGGTAATGGTGTATATACTGCTGATGGCACATACCTAAGATCACCAATTTGGACCACTGATACAGATTTGGGTCTTTATAGAGCCAATAACTATGTTACTATCTTTTTAGATATTTATGAGGCTCAGGTATTAGGCCCTGTATTTTATCAGCTAGATTCTGTAAATCCAGATAGTACACCGAGCGTGATACCACCTAATTTACAATTTGATCCATTAACTTCAGAACTTTATGGAATAGTTCCTTATCAGCCTGCGGTTATAAAGAATTATAGATTCACTGTAACTGCTTCTAGGTATGGTACTGACAATGAAATCGCGTCAACGAAAAGAACATTTACAATAAAGGTTTTAGGTGAAGTTAACAGCACAATGGCCTGGGAAACCCCAAGTACATTGCCACCAATCGATGCCAATTACATCAGTACATTAAAAGTTGAGGCAAGCTCTACTTTTCAAAATCCAGTGATAACATATAATTTAGTTGCAGGTTCGTTACCACCAGGACTTACCCTTCAACTGAACGGAGAAATAACTGGTAAAGTAAATCAATACAGCTCTATCGGGACTGTTGGAATGACAACTTTCAGCGATGGCATTTACGTTAATCAAACTTTTGATGGTGGTACTACCAGTATTGATCGAGAATTTAAATTTGTAATAAGAGCGCATGATCAAGCAGAATACAGTAATATTGATCGAGAATTTAATCTAAGAGTAAACACACCAAACGATAGACTATACAGTAGTATCTATATTAGAGCATTTATGGATCAGAAAAAGAGATTTCTTTTCAACTCCTTTGTAAATGACAATAATATATTTTCCCCAGAGTTAATTTATAGACCCAATGATTTAAATTTTGGTATACAGAGAGATATGTTATCTTTAGTATATGCAGGTATTGAAACTAAGGATGCTGCTAGGTTCGTTAGTGCCATGGGATTAAATCACAAAAGGAAAAGTTTAATATTTGGTGACGTCAAAACAGCAAAGGCCAAATTGCCGGGGACAAACAACATAGTGTATGAAGTGATTTACGTAGAATTATTAGATCCTTTAGAACCTAATGGGTTGAAGTTAAATTCAAAAATCACACATCATAAAAATGCAGTTAACAAAATAACTGCTGATACCAGTAATGCAATATGGGATGGTCGTGAAAATCTATCTAGAATGAACATAGACGAACCGTACTTACCTAGACCTAATCAAAAAATAACCGTAGATCAAACAAACATTTCTGTCAGCGATCCAAATGCCAAAAGCCAATATCCCAGCAGTATTAGTATCTGGAGGGAAAGATTAAAAGCAGTTGGACTTACTGAAAGAAACTATCTCCCATTATGGATGAGATCTGTGCAGGATGATGTCCGTCAAGAGCTTGGATTTGTGTTAGCTATGCCCATTTGCTACTGTAAACCTGGTACCAGCGATATTATCTTAACAAACATAAATTTCAACAAATTTGATTTTAAAAATTTAGATTTTACTGTAGATAGATATATAATCGATGCGGTTACCGGATATGGTAGCGATAAATATCTAGTGTTTAAAAACGATGGAGTTACAATATGACAAGCCAAATAAACGTTTCTAATATTGATGGAGCGTTTCCTGTTGCAGGACAGGACAATAACAGTCAAGGTTTCAGAGAAAATTTTACAAATATAAGAACAGCACTAACTGTGGCCAAAGATGAGATTTCTGATCTACAGAGCGATACTGCAAAACTAAATGAAGCAAACAACTTCAACGGACTTCTTTTAGAGAACGCCGAAGTGAATAAGTTTTATGGGTCAGTAAGAAACAATGGCACGACAACTGGCGCCACTGATGTTAATCTCGACAATGGACCATTACAAGTATTCACTTTGGGTGGTGATCATTCGTTAACTTTTAGAAACTGGGCCGACAGTGACTTATATCATATTGTTAAAGTTCATATTATAAATCAATCTGCTTCACCAAGAACTGTCACGTTTGGCACAGAAGCTGGTGGTATATTTAAACAAGTAACTGGTGAATTCACTGGCGGTGCTAGTCCACAATTGTCGGTAGCTGGCAATAGTGAAGTAGTTATCGAAGCTTGGAGTGTTAACCAAGGTTTAAGCGTATACTTGAAAAAGATTGGTGTATTTCAATGACAGCTATTAATCCTTTAGTCGACGATATGAGTTCACTTAAGGATTCAGAAATTGAATCCAAAATACAAGATTTGAGTAAAAAATACTGGACTACATCGAATCCTAATCTAAGATTTCAAATAGCACAATTCCTAGAAATTTATAAAGAAGAAATTAATACCCGAAGAGCCAAAGCATGGGAACAACAATATCAAAAAAGAAACAAAGATCTTGACAATTTAATTCAAGTAAACTAAAATACTTGGATGACCTATGATAAATTTGGCAATGTTATATATGACGAGAAAGATCTAATTGATCTGATCTACAGAGATCAATTGGACTGTATAAGTCAGATCAATTTGTCCGACACTCCAGAAATACAAAAATTTAAAAAAACCACAGAAATAAACATCAATATTTTCGATCAATCAATTTTCGAAAATATTGATCAAAGCACGTTTGATCACTTACATCAAGATAACTGGTTTCTACCGGAAGAATACGAAAGTTTTGACATAGAACATTACTGTCTTAATCTTTGTTCAAATGACTGTGAAACACAACGTGTAAAAGACGAGTATAGTGAATTTCAAAGAAGAAAAATGGTGCCATTGCTAAGATGGCTTAAATATCTAGTAGACACTTGCAGAAGAAACAATATCGTCTGGGGTGTAGGTCGGGGTAGTAGTGTCAGTAGTTTTGTGTTATTCTTAATAGGTGTACACAAAATAGACCCGATTAAATACGGTCTAGATTGGAAAGACTTTTTGAGATAACTTAAGGAGATTTTTAAATGTCAATGAAAGAAAAACAAAGAACCATTTACAGAAGTGCTCAAGGTAAAGAAGTGGATATGGAAAAATTAAGAAATCAAAATGAACTTACACCAGCGGTAGGAAATGCTCGTGTAAACGCTCGTGGAGACGAATTGGGTCCAGGGGGCAAAATTATCCGAAAGCGTGAAGATGTTTTGAAAGATTATTATAAAGGCACAGCATCAAAGGACGAACAATGAACGTTGTAAAAGGTAAATTAAAACCTATAAGAAACAATGTTTTTGTTTCTGACATGGAGTTTGATATGCGTGTAAGTGCTGGGGGTATTGTTTTGCCTAATGACGATGGTAAAACTGAAGGTATCAGACCTAGATGGGGTAAAGTTTTTGCTATTGGGCATGAACAAACTGACGTAGCTGTTGGTGAGTGGATTTTGGTTGAGCACGGCCGTTGGACCAGAGGTATCACTATCGAAGATGAAAGCGGCAACGAAATCATTATTCGAAGAGTAGACACTGATTGTATTCTTGCCAAAGCCGACGAAAAACCTTTAGACGTTTAAAACGATAAGAAAAAATGTTATAGGGCCTTGACGGGCCCTATTTTTTTCTGTACAATTAAGCTAATACCTTGGAGGCTGTAAAATGAACGAACATGAAAAAAACATAGAAGCAATGAAAGAACTACGCTCTAGAATTGATAAAGTACTAGCTGGTGAGCCAGAGCCAGAAATAAACTATAAACATCCTGATCCAGTCAAACACAAATACATTAGTTTTGCTAAGAGTGCCGTTAGAGTTGCAGCAGGCGTGGCATTGTGTTATAGTATGCTTTGGTATGCAGGTAGTTTATTAATACTTGCAGAAGTGTTAGGTGTCGCAGAAGAAATGGTATGAGAGTAGGGTTTACTTGTTCAACATTTGATTTGTTTCATGCCGGGCATATTATGATGCTCGAAGAAGCAAAAAAACAATGTGACTTTTTGATTGTGGGGTTACAGACCGATCCTACTATTGATCGTCCGGAAAAAAATAAACCAGTACAAACATTATTTGAAAGATTCATTCAATTGAATGCCTGTAAGTTTGTAGATCAAATTATACCGTATGCCACAGAGAAAGAACTACGTGACATATTGCTTTCTTTTAGAATAGATATTAGAATACTGGGTGAAGAATACAAAGGCAAAGAATTTACAGGTTGGAATATTCCAACTGAATTCTATTTTAATCAACGTAGGCACAGTTTTTCAACATCCGAACTGCGCCAACGTGTCATAGAGGCAGAACATGAAAGAACTATGGGTAGAAAAATATCGTCCGAAAACAGTTGATGGTTATGTATTTCGCGATGAGCATCAAAAACAACAGATAAAAAGATGGATTAAAGAAGGAACAATACCACATTTGTTATTCAGTGGAAATGCTGGTATTGGTAAAACTACTCTGGCAAAAATACTTCTAAATGAACTAGAAGTCAACGATTTAGATGTGTTAGAAATCAATGCTAGCCGTACAAATAGTGTTGAAGATGTCAGAGATAGGATCGTAAACTTTGTACAAATGATCCCTTTTGGGAACTTTAAGGTGGTGCTATTAGATGAAGCTGATTACTTATCTCCAAACGCTCAAGCAGCGTTACGTGGTGTTATGGAAGAATACCACACGACATCGAGATTTATTCTCACTTGTAACTACCCCAATCGTATTATCCCTGCTTTACATTCACGATGCCAGGGATTTCACATTGAGCGAACGGATATTACTGAGTTTACCGCTCGTGTTGCTACTATTCTTGTTGAAGAGAATGTTAACTTCGATCTTGACACGCTGGACACATTTGTAAAAGCAACGTATCCAGATTTACGCAAATGCATCAATATGGTGCAAATGAATAGTGTCGATGGCGAACTACACAGTCCGGAAAAAGGAGACACTGGTGATGCTGATTATAGAATTGAAATGGTAGAATTGTTTAAGGCTGGCAAAGTTAGTGATGCACGTAAACTTATCTGTAGCCAAGCACGTCCAGAAGAAATTGAGGATATATTTAGATGGCTCTACGACAATGTATCAGTATTTGGTGACGAGGGCAAACAGGAAAAAGCAATTCTAGTTATCAAACAAGGGTTGGTTGACCATACTCTTGTAATTGATCCTGAAATCAATCTTTCTGCAACATTAATTCGGCTATCACATCTATGACACATCTAGTAACTGAAAATTGTATTAAATGTAAACACACTGACTGCGTTGATGTGTGTCCTGTGGATTGTTTTTATGAAGGTCCTAATTTTTTAGTTATCAATCCAGATGAATGTATTGATTGTGCAGTTTGTATTCCCGAATGCCCAGTAAATGCTATTGTTCCTGATACAGACCTTTCGGAACAAGAAAAAATATTCTGGACTGATTTAAATCAACGGTTGAGTATCAAGTGGCCAAATATTAAAGAGAAAAAACTTCCGCTACCCGACGCAGAATCATGGAACGGCAAACCAGGAAAATTAGATCTCTTAGAAGAATGACAAAGAAAAAGTCCAACGTTGCCAAAGGACGTGAAAGTTATGATTCGGAGTTAGGCACTGGCTTAGTAGCATTTTTTAATAAGAATGTTACTCCCTATCCTACTGATGTGGGAGCACCTAGTTTTGATTTGATCCCAGTGTCTAAACAAAAAGACATTATGATCAATCATGCTAGAATGTATGCACAACAGGAATACAATAGGATAATGGAGTTAGTTGCTGTTCTGCAAAAACAAGCTGACAGTATCAAAAGAAGATTAGATGTTACTGATGCTGTTCATGCTGCCGAGTATCAGTTTCAAATAGTGATGGGCCACTACTATTGGTTAGTTTGGGACACTAGACACGAAAAAACACTGTTAGTTCACCATGGGCCCGATGAGTGGACTACCGGTGCTCCGGAAAATTATGCATATCAAACTCGCGTCAAATACATGGGTGATCATACTTGGCTAGAGGTTGATAAAGAAGGCAAACCTGTAGAATGAAAGAAAAATTTAAACAAGCATACATGAAGACTGCTGAAACTTTTGCAGAACTCAGTCATGCACGTAGATTACATGTCGGTGCTATTATTGTAAAAGATGATAGGATTATTTCTATCGGCTACAATGGTATGCCTGCTGGTTGGGATAACAACTGCGAATATGAAGATATAGGATTCTCTGATGCAGTATTTGGGGAACCACAAACATTAGTTAACAGAGGTCTAAAAACTCGACCGGAGGTCTTACATGCTGAAACGAATGCCATCGCTAAACTGGCTAGAAGCACTGAGTCTGGTGTTAATGCTACTATGTTCATTACTCATAGTCCTTGCCTTGATTGTGCCAAACTCATTTATCAAAGCGGGATTGGTACTGTGTTTTATCGCGACTCTTATCGTAGCGAAGATGGAATACAATTTCTCCAAAAATCAGGAGTAAAGGTAGAACAAATTGAAAAGGGCTCCTAAGAGCCCCTTCTTTTATTGACTCATTAGTCGCCGTATATTTCTAACACCTCCTTGACGGCCTCATGTCTTTCAATGTCCTGCATATCAAATTGCACTATGTCAATATGTTTTGTCTGTTTATCTGCGAGTAGGTTGCAAAAATTTATCAATCCGTTATCGCTCCTTCTGTCTGCCTGTGCCAGATCTCCTGTCACCACCATTTTGGATCCTTCTCCCAAGCGTGTCAGTAGCATCTTCATTTGATTTACTGTAGCATTTTGCATTTCATCTGCTACAATGTATGCGTTTTTGAATGTGCGTCCACGCATATACGCAAGCGGGCTTATTTCGATAATACCTTCCTTTAGCATCTCTGCTATATCTGATTGTTTATAATACTCTCCCATGACATCAAAAATAGGTCTTGTCCATGGTGCCATTTTTTCATTTAAATCACCTGGTAAAAAACCTAAATCTTCATCCACGGAAACGGCGGGTCTTGTAACAATGATTTTGTCAATCAAACCTTCTTGAAACATTTTAATACCATGCATAACTGCTAACATTGTTTTGCCCGTGCCAGCCGGCCCAATAGCAAATACTATGCTTGTTTCTTCATTTTGCAGTTTCTGGAGGTATGTTTTTTGATTGGGCGAACGTGCTGACATTACTACACGTTGCTTCTTCTGCGGAAGATATGGTTGAAAATCTATTACTTTAACTTCTGATGTAAAGCGTTTCTTCACTCTTTTGCTCATCTAAGTTGTTCTCCTACTCGTAAAAGTAGGACTTGTAGCGACCGCCCTTGATAACTACAGAGGTCCTACAAAGATATTTAACATCTTCGGGAGAAAGTAAACACATAACACAATGATTCTAACCAGATAAATAATTTAGTAAAAATTTAGGATGCCTATATGCGCGATATTTTAGACGTAATCAAGAACGTTGAATCTATATATAATAACAACTCTAGCCTAGCAGTGCTTAAAGACTTTGAGCGAGTACTAGATGAACTAGATATCTACGTATATAAAAACTGGTCGGACGGGGAACTAGCATCCGGACCCAAAATTGATCGCCATTGGGTTACATGTGAATTCATGTGGCCACATAAACAGATGCCAGATCCTATTGCAGGTAAAAGATTATCAGGAATAGGGTGTAAAGTTAAATATATTAAGAGTAACGTTATAGAGCCAAGAAAAATACGTTCACCAGATGATTTTCGCCCAGGCACCAAAAAAGGTAAATTAGATACCAAACCTATTTGGCTAGTAGAAATTGCAATGCCTAAAAAAGTAGTGTTTGATATTTTTAACAGCTACATGGATCGAATTAGAGAAGAACGTAAAGGCGACCCAGAACAACAAATTAAAAAATCAGAAACATCAGCTGCACCAGCCCCGGCGGCACCACCAGCAGGAGCACCAGCATAATGAGATTAGATGAAACATTATTAGCTGGTGATCTTCAAGGTCTAGTCAGTCACGTTTTTGAGATCGACAGTTATAAAAGTAAAATAGGTAAAGACGGTGAAATGGTCGTACTTAGCTTTACTGTT